CCAGAAGATTTATTCGAGAACACAAGTTATTATCCGTGTGTGGTAGTGGAATTGGTCGGGGTTGAGGACGATTTGAAGACTGATTCGACGATTGAAGTTGCGATGAGCATAGGAACGTTCGCCCTTGAAGACGACGGTTGGAAGGACGCTTGGCATATCCTCGAATTAATCCGCAATCGTCTACTAAGTCGCAGGGTCTTAGCAAAAAAATTCCGGCTAAAGGAAATGAAGTGGGAAGCACCGACTGAACAGCCTAGAGAGTTTTATTTCCTGCTGGGCGAATTAAAATACGCCGCTTACTTGACGCAAGAGGCGTTTGTCTGTTAAGATTGGTTTGTAAATAATTGTTCGTCATTGATTATTATCTAACCGCTTCGACGGTTATTTTTTTTAGAAACGTTGATGACCAACGAGGAGATTAGCGGCATGGGTTAAGATTTTGTCTTTAGTTGCAGCGTCTTGAAAATCGGCGTGATAATTCGTCACGCCCCCTTTCATGAACGCTTCGTTGAAGTGGGCGTTTTTTACTTCCCGCTTAAGGATGTGCAAAGCTTCGCCTTCGACGTTGAAGAAGTGAACGTTCTGGGCGAATTCGGTTTTGTGACCACGATAAAGCGAGCGGAGCTGTTCGCTAGAGCAATTCAGCCCCATAGCTACCTGCTTATACGTGAGCACCAGTTGTCCTTGATACTCGATACGGATTAAGTTTTGTGCAGTATAACATAGCATTTTTCAGAACGTCAATTTTTTTATAACGAGGTGAAGACAATGAGTGACAGTTATCAACGCGGAATTTATATTCAAGAGGTAGACACGGCATTAACGCCGATGACGGTAGTTAGCAATCCTTGCGTTGTGATAGGGACGGCTCTCAAGGGCAAGGTCAATGTGCCGGTACTCTGTCAAACGTACGGGGAGTTCGTTGACGAATTCGGATTCAGTGGCGACTTCGATAGTTATACTCTTGAGGAAGCCGCGCAGGTTTTCTTTAACGTGTACAATGTGCGCCCGCTAATTTGTGTGAACGTGTTGGATTTGACGCGCCATAAGAAGACGACGACCAAGAGTTTAACGACGACGCTCACGCCCTTAGAACTCAGCGGCGGAATAATTTTAAGCTCAGTAGTAGTGAAGTCGGGGACGGCGACCTTGACGCTGGGCACTGATTATAAACTTGAACAGCTCAATGCGACGGTGACGATAACAATTCTAAGCACAAGCAAAATCGTCGACGACACGATAAGCGTAGAATATCAAGAGGCGGACGCGTCGAAGGTGACTAAGGCAGATATAATCGGTTCGGATGCCTACGGAGTGGAGACGGGTCTTTATTGCCTTGAAAATGTTTTCCCGAAGCTGGGGATGATACCAAGCATAGTGCTCTGCCCGAAGTGGTCAACTGACTCGGAGATAGCGTTGGCGATGGCGGCGCGTTGTCGAGAGATTAACGGCGTGTTTAAGGCTTTGGCATTGGCTGACCTTGATTTGAAGACGACGATGCATGTTAAGGAAAATCCGACTGCAGACCTGCTCATCGGTGACAAAGGGATAGCGCGTTCAAATTTATTGGCGGACGAAGTAGGCACGTCGAATACGAATTACCAAGACCTCTACGCATACAAGACGGCGAACTCCTTGCAGGATGAATTCTTAGCGTTATTCTGGCTCAAGGTCAAAGTGGGCGACAAGTTGCATTGGCTATCAACTCATGCGGCGGCATTAATGAACTTAGTCGACTCCGGCAATAATGACCTGCCGTTTGAGAGTCCGTCGAACAAAGCGTTAAAGATAAGTGGTTCGTTCACATCCGACGGCACGGAGATAACTTTATCGAAACCAAAGGCGAATACTCTAAGCGGCTGGGGAATTATTACGGCTCTTAACTGGTCGGGCTGGCGTTTATGGGGCAATCGCATTTCAGTCTATCCGAATTCAGATGATCCAAAAGACTCATGGCTACCTGTTCGACGCATGTTTAATTATTTGTCGGGAGTGTTAGCAGTCAACTACTTCAGCAAGATAGACGCGCCGATAAGGAAACGCCTAGTTGAGCAAGTCGTCGACGAGGTTCAGAAGTACTTAGACGGCTTGGCAGCTTATGGAGCAATCCTTCGTGGCAGTCGTATCGCTTTCTTGGAAGAAGAAAATTCCGTACAGAATCTTAACGATGGTAAAGCCGTCTTCCATTTGTACATCGGGGCACTCGTTCCGGCTAGGGTTATCGAATTTAGACTTGAATTTGATACGGCTCTTTACTCGTCACTCTTTGGATAAAAAAAGCCCTCAAGCGAGGACTTTATCTAAAATGAGATTAAGAACCCACTTAGGCGGGGCGGATTTACCGAGGCTCCAATCCTGAACCGTGCGATAAGGAGCGTCCAAAAGTTTGGCGAGCTGAGAAATTTTCAAGTGGCGGCGGTTAAGGAGTTCGCGAATGGGATTATCGGCTTGCAAGATTTGTTCGCGTTCGTTGAGTGTAGCTAAAGAGGCGGCGTAAGTGTCGGTGTCAGCTTTAATCATCTTGACCAATTCAAGCGGCTTGACGGCGACTTTTTCAAGGGGAGTGGCGGGCGGAATTTCTTTGCCTTCACGTTCCAAGTTCAAAAGGGCTGCGTTTAAGACATCTTGCGCCATTTCGATTGCGTCAAAGATATTATCCCCGCACAAAAACCAATCTTCCCTGTCGTAAAAATGAAACGCCACTTTGTCTTCGTCATCATAAAACAAGGCAGGATATTCATAAATCATTACAATCACCTCTAAAAATCTATGTCAAAGCAAGGGCTTTATGCGCCCCTGCCTGCTCATTTGTAACCAAGTTGTTTAAGAATCTTTTGCCAAGTTCCCGTTGCTATCTCTTGGCTAGCGTGTCTTGGCAAGCGCGCTTCGGCTCCCGATTCAGGATTTATCCAAACCTCATGTTTTTTATCCTGTTCTTTGAACCTTGCGCCCATCTTTTTTAGGATTCTCTCGGCTTCGCTTTTCCTCAATACGCATTCCCCCTTACATTTCATATTATACACGTTTAACCGCTAATCGTCAATGTTCCGTATAAAAAAGATTTAAGGAACGACTTCCCTGCACGGGAAATTTTTTTATTTCAAGGAGATGATAAAGATGAATCTACAGGAGCTGGCTTTGATAAATTTTGAGGGCTATGATAGTGACTCGAATCGCTTTCTAGGTTTGACCTCCTGCGACCTTCCGGATATAGAATATGAGACGACAGACATTAATGGTTCGGGGATTTCGGGGACGCTCTCTTTTCCGATTAAGGGAAATTTTTCTAACTTCACGTCGACGTTTCACTTTAGGACATTAACGGCGGCGGGATGCAAAATCCTAAGCCAAAACAGAGGACATCATCTAAGCCTGCGCGGGGCGAAAGAGATTTATGACGCTGGGGCTGGTGAGCGCAAAGTTGTACCGGTACGCGTTGATATGCGTTGTCATGGGACGAAATTGACGGCAGGTAAATTGGAAGCTGGTTCTACGATGGATACGGAATTGGAAGTAATGCTCGACGCGTTGAAAATAACAATCGACGGCAAGACGGTCTTAGAGATTGATAAATTTAATTACGTCTACAGCGTCGATGGCGAAGATATGCTCTCAGACGTGAGCGCGGCTTTAGGATTATGAGGTGAGCACGATGAAGATAGACCTAACCAAACTCGATGAAGGCTTAGAAAAACTTAGGGGATTGGATTTATTGGAGCTAGAGAAGGAAGAGCGGCTGACTGGAAATAATGTATTGGAGCTGACGACGAGTAAGAGTTTCCAGGCACGAGTGGCGGCGAAGGCTCTAAATATGAACGTGCACGACTTGAAGGAATTGCCGCTTAGGACTTTCAATCAAATTTGTTTGCGCTGTTTTAGTTTTTTAAACGAACCGGACGAGTCACTGACATAAAAAAAATCGCCTTGACCTTGAGCAATGGAGGCTGGGGCGACATAAGATTTTGGCTGAATCAACCGCTGACTGACTTAGAGGACTGGCTACGATGCGTAAAAGAAATCATGTCGAAGAGGAAATCTAGGAAATAAAAAAGGAGCCGTCAAGGACGACGGCTCCCCGCGACCTGAAAGCAGGATGCTTTCAAAGCGGATACGTCCTTTTCTTTTGTAACTTTTCTTTTGGACGGGCAAAAGAAAAGTTTAAATCTCGCCATTGATGACTTTGCGGACGATTGATAGCGGGATACCTAAAGCCTTGCTAATGGGACTGATGCCATGCCCGCGCCCATAGAAGCTAAGGATTTTTTCAATGGTCACTTGGTCAACGGTCGGTGCTTGAGGTTTTTGCGGGGCGATGTCTCCTAAAATTTTGGACAAGGACGCGCGATTGACTTGCAACTTCTCGGACAGTTCGCGAACAGAATAATTACCGGTCGCGTAGAGTTTGATAGCCTCAGCCTTAACGGAGTCGGGAATTCTTTGCCGCTTTTTGAGTTCGACGCCCGCCTCAGTCAAAACGTCCTTGATGACTTGGCGGCTAAGGCTGAAGCGTTCGGCTAAGGCTCTTATCGATAACTCTTGCTCGTCGTGGGCGATGATGATTGCCTCTTTGAGTTCGTCGAGTAAGGCGGGTTTCGGCTCTTCAACTTTTTTTGCGCGACGTTCTTCTTTGGGCAAGGCACGCAAGATAACTCCTACCGCCGAGGAAGACAGACCATATTTATCAGCTAAGGCATTACGTCCGTTGGTCGGCGAATAGGGCACGTATTCAGCCAAGATTGCGGCTCTAATCTCGTCGGTTATGATTGCCCGTTGCCTTTTCGGTTGAGTGTCGCCCTCGTGCAAAATTTTTAAGATAGTCGTCGGCGACAGATGATATTTTTCCGCTAACTTCTGGACATTTGCCTCAGGACTGCGCGGAACATATTCAGTAAGAATTGCGGCTTTGAGTTCATCGGTAGGACGTTCCTGCACCGGATGAATTGTCCCGCCCACATGTTTGTAAGTGACGCCGTGAATTGCTGCCTTGATAGCGTCGCGGCTCACTCCAAACTTAATCGCCAAAGGTTTCAATCCGAATTGCTCATGACCCGGTTGATAATGTTGGCGGGCATAAAGCACTTGCTCATCAGTTAATTTGTTCATGCTAACGCTCCTTGTAAAATATTGGCGCGGGTTTTATAATAAACGTACTAAGCCCCCTGCGCTGTTGGCTCATCAAACAGTTTAGCAGAGGGCGTGCGCTTTTTCAAGGACTTTATTTAATCGTCGTCTTCAATCGTTATCGTGACCTTGATTGGCTCGTCGACTAAGGACTTGAGCTGATTAATTTGCTTAAGAAGTAAATCGCAACGACTGAAGCTGGGACAAATTAGGCAACGACCATAAAGCGGATGCGTCGTGTTCCCGTAGTAGCAAGCATATATTGGGTCTTCAAGGTCGTTGAACGCTCGCAAATAATACAAACTCATCATCAATCACCTCCTCTTATTGACGATGTTCCAAATAGTTTTCGAGGTGTAGCCGTATTTTCTTGAAAGAGCTTCCGTGCCGAATTCTTTTGAGCCGCGAACATATTCAGCACGGATTTGGTTACGCACCTCATCAGGAATTCGCGGCGTATATTTTTGTGGTTTGCCTTGTCGAATAGAACCGCCCGCCGTCTTATAGGTTCTGCCAAGTCGAATTCGCCCAATCGTTGCGTCACACACTCCGAAAAGCTCCGCCAGTTGTGCGCTATTCAAATCGTCGGGGTTTTCTCTTATGAAGCGGGCTTGTTCGTTAGTTAATTTTGCTTCAGGGCGGTCTTGACCTTGCGGAGCGATACCTATGTCAAAGGCGTGGTTAATGTTTTGTTCTCGCGTTACCCATTCCAAGTTCTCGACAAAGTTATTAAGCTTATTGCCGTCGATATGATTGACTTCGGGTTTATCTTGCGGATTAGAAACAAAGCACAAGGCAACGAGCCGATGAATATGAAAATGCTTACTTTTGTCATCTTTGGATAGACAAATCTGCAAATAGCCACTGCCATTGAGATAAGGTATCATGATTCGCGGCGTCTTGAACTTGAAGGACTTAACGCGCCCGAAGTTAGAGACGTGATAGTCTTCATAGTCAGGGACGGGCAACCAGATTTCGCCCGGCAAGTCGTCAAGTTCAAACAGATAGCATTTCATCAAGGCGTCGTAATCTGGACGATATTTCTGTTCATAACGTTGCCTATCATAATTATTCATTAATCATCATCTCCTTTAGGGTGAATCATCATGGCTAAGACAAGAACAATTTCATTCGTCTTGGAAGGCAAGGACAACTTATCAGCAATCTTGGCTAATGCGCAAAAGAATTTGGGCGGATTGACGAGTAAGACTTTAACCGCCAATGCCAAAGCGTTAGCCAATGCTCAAGCGCAACTTAAAGCCGTCGAGAACTACAAGAAATTATATCAGGCGATGAGTGCGACTGCCACTGCCCGCTTAAAAAATATTCAGGACGGACCGAAACTATTCAAGCAATGGCAAGAGGGCACTAAGCAACTGGCAGACATGCGGGCGGCTTATCAGAGACTTCAAGACGTTTACAAGGCGACGAAGGACTCAACCCTTAAAGACCAACTCAAATCGGCGGCTAATGAACTCAAAGCGCAAGAGCAATCGGTTAAACGTTTGGGGCAAGCTTACGACGGACTGCCCGCGCAGGCAAGAAAACTTCAAGAGCAACTCTCATCACAGCGAACGCAACTTGCTCAACTTAGGACGTCAATCCCTTCAAGCAACGTCGCAAATGCTGAAGCCGCCCTTAGAAGTCAGATTGACCAGACGACCGCCGCCCTTAACCGGGAAATCGCCGCCCTTGAACGCCGCAATCAAATTCATCAGAACTTTTCCCAGCGTCAACAGGATTTGTCTAATGCTTATTCTAATTTGCAAGGAGCTTTGAACTCCGCGCAGACTTTGATGAATCCGTTCACCTCTGCGACGGAAAAAGCAATTGCCTTCCAACACACGATGAGCACTTTGAAATCGATTAGCCAGATGGATTTGATTAGTGCAGGGAATTTGGCGCAAGCCGAAGCGAACATGAAGCGATTGACGGCGCAAGCGAAGGAATTGGGCGCGACGACCATTTATACTGCTCAACAAGTCGGCGAGGCTCAAGTTTATATCGCGCGAACCGGTTGGAATACTGACGCAATCGAAAAGTCAATGCCTTCAATCCTAAGGTTAGCGGCGGCAAATCGCATGGACATTGAACAGACTGCCGACATCGTGACCAACGTTATGACTGCCTTTGGGCATGGCGTTGACCAAATCGGCAAGGATACCGACGTTTTCGCCTACACAGTCACGCACTCGAATCAAACCCTTGCGCAATTCGGCGAGGCAATGAAGTACGCGGCTCCAGTTGCAAAATTATTCGGCGCGAGTATTGAAGAAGCAGCGATGATGACAAAATTCATGGGCGACGCCGGCATTCAAGGTTCAATGGCTGGTACTTCAATGCGGCAAACGATGTTAAGGCTCACGGCTCCGCCTAAGAAAGCGTCAAAGGCGATGGACGAGTTAGGCGTTTCGACTTCCGACGCGACGAAGGCTTGGAATGAAGCGCAGGAAGTTGCTGCCTCTTATGGCGTCACTTTGGACAGTTCCTTAAGTGCCGGACGTCAATTCATCTCAATCATGGAGCAGATTGATAAGGGCATGGCGGGCAAATCGGACAGGGAGAAATTATCGGCGATAAGTGCGATTACCGGCGTCAATGCGGTCTCTGGTGCGGCTAATGTCTTTGGCGCGGGTGCCGGGCAAGCTAAGAACTTCACCGAGCTTTTAGAGAATTGTCGCGGAGCTTTGGAGCAAACTTATTCCGTCATGACCGACGACACCTTCGGCGCACAAAAAAGTTTCGAGTCCGCTTGGGAAGCCGTGCAATTATCTGTAGGTGAATCGCTGCTTGGTATCACGCAAACCGCTTACAACTTCGCAACGCCGCTTTTAAATGCCCTTAGCCGCTTCATTGATAACAATCCCGCCGTCGTTCAGGGACTCGCCGCAATCGCCGCGACTGCTTCAACCGCTATCGTCTCTATCGCAGGTTTTTCGCTCGCTATGGCTGGAGTTCGATTCGCGCAAGCCGGCATTCAAACCGCCGGTTTAGTCTTCACGTCCTTTGCTACGAAAATTGCAAGTGCCGGAGCTAGTATCTTGAGATTTGGAACGGTTATTAGGACTGCGCTGACGGGTCTATCGCTTGCGTCGTTTGCTAATCCAATCACGCTCGGTTTAATGGCAATAGGGGCCGCCGCTTACTACGCTTATAATAATTGGGATAAAGTGTCCGCCGCCTGCTCAACCTTAGGCTCTGCGTTAAGCTCGTCAATCGGTCCTGCCTTCAATCAGACTTCCCAAGCCGTTTCGCAGTTGATGACCTCTTTAAGTCCGCTTGCCTCTGTCTTTGAATCAATCGGCGGAATAATCGTTGGCTCATTAGTCGGCGTCGTCGGGACTGTCGGTTCTTTATTAAGTGGCGTTGCCGTCGGAGTCGCCGGTTTGATTAAAACCATTGCTGAACTCGGTACGGGTGTTGCTGATGCCTTCGCCAAGATTAAGGAAGGGGATTTTTCAGGAGCATTTGATTCGCTAACGTCGACTGCCTCGCAAGCCGCTGAGAATTTCAAAGCGTCATGGGTTGATGCCTTCGCCGCGGTCAAGACTGGTTTGCAAGGAACTGATGCCGCAATTCAAACGCTGATGACCACGCCGCAACCTTCCGTCGCGAACTTTTCACAACTCAATTATCAAACGGATACTTCGTCGATAACTCAACCGCTCGCTGATGCGTCGACGCAAGCCGCTGACTCTTTAACGCAAGTGCAAATGCCCGCTGAGGCAACCGGTCAATCACTAACTCCTTTGCCGCCTTCGATTGATGGAGCCGTCGCCGCGTCCGATAATTTATCCGCCGCACTCCCAACGCCCATTGAAGGACTAAACGCCTTAGGTCCCGCGGCAAGTTCCGCTGCCTCTGCCCTACAAAATGCCGCCGCTCAAATCAGTTCGATAAAGATAACTGTCCCGCAAGTCAATTACGTACCGATGAGCGTACCGGTCAAAGCCAATGCTCAAGGCGGTATCTACAATCGCGGAACTTTTTTAACGACGTTCGCGGAAAATTCAGCAGAAGCGGCGATACCTCTTGATAATTCGGCGCGGAGTCGTGACCTTTGGTTAGAAACGGGGAGTGCGCTGGGAATGTTCAATGATTCGTCGCCGATTACTTTTAATTTGTCCGTGACTGTCAATGGGGCTGGTGATAATGCCCGCCAACAAATCGAAGACGCTTACTATCAGACAATCAAGCCGTCCTTAGAGGAGCAACTTAATCAACTCCGTCACGAACAACGCAGGAGGTCTTTTGCATGACTTACACGACTAAATCCGGTGACAGCTTCGACCTAATCAGCTATCAGCAACTCGGCTCGGAACTCTTCACGCCACAACTTATCGACGCGAATCCGGAACATATCACGACTTTTATTTTTAGTGAAGGCGTCGAATTGACCTTGCCGACAATCCAAGCTCAAGCCTCGACGAGTAAATTGCCATGGAAGAATTAAAGATAATTTACGAGGGCGAAGACGTTACGAAAAATCTTGAGCCTTACCTTTTGAGTTTGACCGTGAACGATAAACTTTCCGGCGAAGCTGACGATTTGAATTTGACGTTGGCTGATAAGGATAAAAAATTTTTAGGGCAATGGTTCCCGACTCGCGGCTCGTCCATCACAATTAAAATCGGCTCTCTTGATTGCGGACGCTTTGAAGTCGACGAGGTAACAGTCAATTCGCCGCCGACTACTTGCGCCGTCAAAGCCACGTCCATTGCTCAACTAAGCGAACTACGACAAGTCGACGAGTCAAAGAGCTGGGAAAATGTCAAGCTGTCGAAGATTGCCAAAGACATTGCCGACGAATCGAACGTTGAATTATTTTACGAAGCCGACTTTGACCCGGAAATTACGCGTGCGGAGCAATCGGAGTACTCGCGGCTTGCCTTCCTTGAAAAAATCTGCGCGGACTGGGGATTAATCGTCAAGGTCAGCGACGGGAAATTAATCGTTTATCCTGAAGAGCAACTTGAAACTCGCG